TATAAATACCCAGTCTACTGCCTTACGCCACCGCCCCCCCACGATCACAACCCACCTTCCCTACACGACGCACTTCCGATCTGAAGAAATAGAAAACACTACTATTCCAGATGCTCCTAAACAAGTGGAGACAAATAAATCCGAAGAATCTAATTCTGAATCATTAGATCAGGTAGCTACTGAGAATGAACCAGAAACTCAAGATTCTACAGAAGAACCTTCTGAAAAAGTAGGGAGTGAGGATTCGAAAGAAACACCTCTTGAAGCTCCTAAGAACTGGTCAGAGGACGTAAAAGGCACGTTTAAGGATTTACCTCGTGAAGCACAGGAGTATATGTTAAAACGAGATAAAGAGATGACTGCTGATTACACTAGAAAGACACAAGAAGTAGCTCAACAACGCAAAAGTTATGAATCATTAGATAGAGTTATAGCTCAAATGAGACAGCAAATACAAGCAAGTGGTATAGGAGAAGCAGAATATGTTTCTAGGTTACTTAATGCTGATATTGCCCTCAGAAATAACCCTAAAATGGCCCTCAAACAATTAGCACAAGGTTATGGCATTGATCTTTCATCAATAGAAGAAACTGGGGATTGGAATGAATCTGAACCCCAAATCACCCAATTACAACAACAAAATCAGGCGATACTTGCTGAACTAAATCAGTTCAAACAGCAAAATCTACAATCGGCTAGACAGCAAACAGAAAATCAAATTTCTACTTTTGCACAATCAACTGATGCTAAGGGTAACTTAAAATATCCTCATTTTGAGCAATTAAGAGTTAAAATGGGTAATATAATAGATGCAGGAGAAGCTAAAGGCTTAGAAGATGCTTATGCTAAATCTGTTCGATTAGATGATAATTTATATACACAATCTTTAGAATCACAAAGAAAAAATGTAAAAGCAGAAGAAGATGCTAAGAGAAAATCAGCATTAGAAAAGGCTAAAAAAGTTAGACCTAGAAGTGCTGGAACTCCTCCTAGTGGCTCTGTTAAAACTAGCGATTTAGATTCTTTGCTTATGGAATCAATTAGTGGTGCAGGTATAACTAAATGAGTTGTGGGTATAACAATAACTTAATGAGGTAAAAAAATGGCAAGTCCAAATAGTACGTTTACTGAAATAGTTACAACTACTCTTGCAGGATATTCAAAAACTCTTGCAGATAACGTAACTAACAGTAATGCCTTACTTCGTCATATTGATGAAAAAGGCAACAAACAAATCGCCACAGGTAGAACAATTGTGCAGGAATTAGAATACGCAAGTAACTCAACTGCAAAATGGTATAGTGGCTACGAGGTATTAGATACATCTACATCTAATGTATTCACAGCAGCTGAGTTTAATTATAAACAATTAGCTGGTAATGTGGTTATATCAGGTTTAGAACAGGTCGAAAACTCTGGTAAAGAAGCAATCTTTAACTTACTTAAATCAAGAGTAAGAAACTTAGAAAAAACTCTAAAAAATACTATGGCTACTGGCTTATATGCTGATGGCACAGGTACTGATGGAAAAGAACTAGGTGGACTACAGTTGATTGTAGCTGGTACAAACACTAATACAGTTGGTGGTATTAACGCAGGTACTTATACATTCTGGAAAAACCAAGTGTATGATTTTTCAGCAGCAGGTGCAACACCTGGTGCAACTACTATCCAAACAGCTATGAACACACTATGGTTAAGTACAACTAGAGGTGCAGATCACCCTGATGTTATCGTAGCAGACACTAATTACTTTCAATTCTATTGGAGTTCTTTACAGACTAACCAAAGATTTACAAGTGATGATAGTGCTAGTGCTGGATTTATGAACTTAATGTTTATGGATGCACCAGTATACTATGACGACCAATGTCCGAGTGATAAAATGTATATGTTAAACTCAGACTATTTATTCCTTCGTCCAGCTCAAGGTAGAGAATTCTCTCCTTTAGGTGAGAAGGCTTCTGTTAACCAAGATGCTATGGTATTGCCAGTCGTTTGGGCAGGTAATATGACTTGTTCAAATAGAGCAAGACAAGGCATCATACAAGCATAATAAAGGAGAAAAAATTATGGCTTATATTACTGGAATGGACAAAACTGAAGTTAGTGATTCTGCTACTTTCCTAGTCGGTCAAAAAGGCATGGATGCAGCTGGAAACACCTTTAAGTATGTTCAATACGATACTGGTGCTGGAAGTGTAGCAGCAGTAAGTGGACAAGTTGCTTATTACTATGCACCATCAGGTGCTTCAGCAGGTGCTGTAAATGTAGTAACAAGTGATTTATCTGATTCAGCAAATTTAGGTGCTGGTGTTTTACAATCTGCTCCAACAGACGGACAATATTGTTGGATACAGATAGGTGGAACAGCAACTCTATCTGTTGCATTAACAGCAGGTGCAGATGGTCAACCACTAACACCAACAGGTGCTACTGATGGCACATTAGATTTAAGTGATGCTGTTACAGACCCAATATGTGCATTTGCTATAGATGCTTCAGCTAAAATAATTGCTTGTCAATTTGCAGGTTAAAGCATTATAATCGTGGGGGTGAGATTCCCCCACACAAACAGGAGGTAACATGGGTAATTTAAGAGTAAACATATTTAAGAGTGAAGATGGTAAACAAGATTTAGTAGAGTTTAAACTAATCGGAGACCCTAATACTGTTATATATAAAATGAGTGAAAAAGAAGCACAGGTAAAACAAGAATTTCCTGCTGAATACAACGCATATTATAAAACTAAAAAACCAATACCAAAAGCAACTCCTATAAGTAAATTAAAAACAATTAATAAAAGTAAAATAAAATTCTTTGATTTAGAAGGCATTAGTTCTATAGAACAACTAGCAGACTTATCTGATGGTGCTTGTCATGGACTAGGTAAAGATGTATTAGATTGCAGAAAACAAGCTAGAAATTATTTAGCAAAAGAACATGATATTAAACCACAATTAATAGTAGGTAAAGAATGAGTTTATTAACCATATGCCAAGATGCAGCTAATGAGATAGGAGTACCCTCTCCTTCTACTGTAGTAGGTAGTACTGATACTACTAACATACAATTATTAGCAGCTGCCAATAGAGAAGGTAAAAACCTTGTTGCAGGATATGACTGGCAAACATTAAATAAAGAAGAACCACATACAACACTTGCAGCAGAATCACAAGGAGATATGAGTACCATAGCTACAGATTTTTTAAGATTTAGTAACGATACTATGTGGAACAGAACCACAGATAGAAAGTATTACGGACCACTTAACAACGCACAATGGCAAAGACTAAAAGCAAGTGTTAGTAGTGGTATAACAAATTACTTTAGAATAAGAGGTAATGCGTTATTATTTCACCCAGCTCCCCCAGCAGGAGAATCTGTGTTTTTTGAATACATAGGTAAAAACTGGGCGATAACATCTGGCTCAACAGCTAACGCAACTAGCTTTGCAGCAGATGCAAATACAACAGTATTAGACGAAGATTTAATTACACTTGGTGTAATATGGAGATTTTTAAAACAAAAGGGTTTGCCTTATGATAACCAGTTTCAAGAATACAGATTGAAATTATCAGAAAAGCAATCCAAAGATGGTGCGAAGCAAATCATTCGTATGGCAGGACCAAACAGATTATATCTACCTGTTAACGAACCAGAAGGAAACTTCTCACTTTAATTATAAAGGTGAGTTATGACTGAAGAAGAAAAAGAAAGATTAGCTAACGAGCTTAGAAGAGATGCATTGAAAGAAGATATGTTAGATCAGGCTTTTGGTGATAGACCTGAGTTTGGTTCTTTTCAAGATGCTACTAGAAGTTTAATTGATAGTGATTATAACCCAGAAGGAACTGTATTAAGTAGAGCTATGGGTATAACAAAACAACCTGCACAACTTAATATAGACCCTAATAATGTTGGTGGTGGTTTTGGATATGGACAAAGGGATATGAGTATGAGTACAGTTCCTGAAGTAGGAACAAATCCATTTAGAGATGAATTAAATGAAAGGGGTATGTCTCAAGATAGTATGCCTTTACCAAGTGGTGTAGATATGATTTCAGACCCTATTAGAAGTAAAGACATATTAGTAAATAGGTTAAAAGAATTACCATTAAATGTATTAGCAAAAATGTTAGGTATTAGGTAGTGCCTGTTAAAAAAGTAAAAGGTGGTTATAGGTTTGGAACAAAAGGAAAAGTATATAAAACTAAAACAAAGGCTAATAAACAAGCAAAAGCAATATATGCTTCTGGATATAAAAAGAAAACAACATGATTATAGATGAAGAAGAACAA